GCAACAGATTACGCGAACTACCGAGAAGTAGTTGGTTTGATACGAGGTCTTCAAACTAGCTTATCTTACGTAAAAGACCTTTCGCGCAATTATATGGATGATGACAATGACTGATTTAACACCAACCCCCGAAGTAACCGAAGAAGAACTAGAGCACCAAATTCCTACTCCTGTAGGGTATCGAGTCCTAGTAGCTATGCCAGAAGTAGAAGATACCTATGGTGATAGTGGCATTATTAAATCTAGTAAAGAAATACACCATGACTACATCATGTCAACTATTGGCGTGGTATTAGACATGGGTGAGCAGGCGTATTCTGACAAAGAACGATTTACGACTGGCCCTTGGTGTAAAGTAGGAGATTACGTAATGTTCCGTGCCAACACAGGCACGCGCTTTAAAGTAGGTGGTGTTGAGTATCGTTTAATGAACGATGATTCGATTGAAGCAGTAGTTAACGATCCTCGTGGCGTTACACGAGTGTAAAGGAGTTAGTAATGGGATTTCAAAAAGTAGAGTACTCGTTTCCTGATGAAGAGAAAGATAGCAAAAAAGAAGATATAGAAATAGAATCTTCCGGTGCTATTGAGATAGACGTGTCTGGAGAAGAGCCAGCTAAAGAAGAAAAAGAAGTTGTTCAAGAGAAGGACGACGAAGTTGATATTGAAGTCGTAGATGATACGCCGAAAGCAGATAGGAACCGCAAGGCTTCTAAACCGCCAGAGGACATTACGGACGAGGAGTTAGAAGATTACTCCGACAAAGTACGTAAGCGTATTCAGCACTTTAGCAAAGGTTACCATGATGAACGCCGCGCAAAAGAAGCCTCACAGCGCGAACGTCAGGAACTAGAAAGTTACGCTAAATCTCTTGTTGATGAAAATACCAAATTAAAGGGTAGTGTAGAGAAGAACCAAACAGCCCTACTAGAGCAGGCTAAGAAAAACTCAGCTATTGAGATACTTTCTGCTAAACGCTCATATAAACGAGCGTATGAAGCTGGGGATGCAGACAAACTTCTAGATGCTCAAGAAAAACTAACCAACGCTAAGATAAAGTCGGATAAGTTAGAAAATTTCAAAGCAGAGCCTTTACAAGAAGCAGAAGTTCCTGTACAAATACCTCAACAACAGTCTCAAACTGTAGTCGATACCAAAGCGTCCGACTGGGCAGCAGAAAATTCTTGGTTCGGTGATGATGACGAGATGACAGCTTATGCTATGGGTGTACACAGTAAACTTGTTAAGCAAGGTGTGGATACCGAAAGCGATGAATACTACGAGAGTATTAATGCTCGTATGCGAAATACCTTCCCTGAAGAATTTGGGGAAATTGAAGAAGAGCCAGAGGATAAGCCAAGTAAACGGAAGTCAAATGTGGTTGCCCCCGCTACGCGGAGCACAGCACCCAAAAAGGTGCGATTAACGCAAACACAGGTAGCTATTGCTAAGAAACTTGGAGTACCACTGGAACTATACGCCAAAAAGGTTGCTGAAGAGATGAGGAAAATATAATGGCTGAGAACAGACTAAACCGTGAACTTGAAACTCGTGAAAAAACGACTCGTAAAAAATCTTGGAATAGGCCAGAAGTACTACCTTCCCCTACTCCAGAAGAAGGATACGCGTTCCGCTGGATACGAGTAGCTATGCAGGGAACTGTTGATGCTACGAATGTTTCTTCTAAACTTCGTGAAGGATGGGAGCCAGTAAAGGCTACAGATCATCCAGAAATTACACTAGTCACAATCGAGAACGAACGATTTAAGGACAATGTAATTATTGGTGGACTGATGCTTTGTAAAGCCCCCGTCGAACTAGTTGCAGAACGTACTGAGCACTTTGAGGGACAAACTAGAACTCAAATGGATTCAGTCGATAACAACTTGATGCGGGAGAATGATGCCCGTATGCCGCTATTTAATGAGCGGAAAACGAAAGTTACCTTTGGTAAGGGAACTTAACTTAATTTTTATAGGATATATATTATGTCTTCTACAAGTGCAGGATACGGGCTAGTTCCCGTAAGACGGCAGGACGGCACCCCTTATACGGGCGCTCAAGAGTCGTACTTGTTCGATCCCGCTGGGGTCGCACAAAATGTCGGGTATGGTTCTGTTGTTGAACTACACACTGACGGTTTTGTTAACATTGCTGCTGGTACAGGTGCAGACGCAGGTGCTAACAATCTAGGTGGAAACACTATTGGCGCTATCGGCGTATTTGTTGGGTGCGAGTATATTAATGCTCAAGGGCAATTGATCTTTGGTCAGTACTACCCCTCTGGTACATTAAATGCTACTGCTTTTGTTGTAACTGATCCAAATGTATTGTTTCAAGCACAAGCAAACGGCGCGGTAACTCAAACGGATCTAGGTCACAACTGTGATTTTCCAGCCGCACAGCACGTTACAACTTCTGTAAACACTACTACTGGTAAGTCAACTATGCAGGTTAACGCTACTACTGCTACTGCCACTAAGTCGTTTAAGGTTGTTGGATTCGTAACTAAAACTGGGTCAGAAATCGGCGATGCTTATACCGACGTTCTGGTTAAAATTAACCTTCCGTACCATCAGTATGGTACTGGCATTGTGTCTAACTAAGGAGCTGACTAATGGCTATTTCAAGAGCGCAACTATTAAAAGAGTTACTCCCCGGATTAAACGCATTGTTCGGTTTAGAGTACGCAAAGTATGGCGAAGAGCATAAAGAGATTTTTGAAAACGAAACCTCTGATCGTTCTTTTGAAGAAGAAACTAAGTTGTCCGGCTTCGGTTCGGCTCCAACTAAGTCAGAAGGCTCCGCTATTGAGTATGATAATGCTCAAGAAGCCTTCACCGCACGCTACACGCACGAAACTGTTGCTATGGGTTTTGCAATCACTGAAGAAGCGATTGAAGACAACTTGTATGACTCTCTGTCATCTCGTTACACCAAAGCACTAGCTCGCGCTATGGCATACACTAAGCAAGTAAAAGCTGCTACCATCTTGAACAACGCGTTCGCTGCTGGTACTACTTACGGTGATGGAGTTTCTCTATGTAACACTTCTCACCCACTTGTTTCTGGTGGTGTTAACTCTAATACTCCAGCAGTTGCTTCGGATCTTAACGAGACTTCTTTAGAAGCCGCTATTATCCAGATCGGCGGATGGACTGACGAGCGTGGCCTAAAGATTGCAGCACAGCCTAAGAAACTCATCATCCCAACAAACTTGCAATTCGTTGCAACTCGTTTGCTTGAGACTGAGGGACGTGTGTCTACTGCTGATAACGATCTAAACGCCATTCGTAGCAATGGTTCAATTCCCGGCGGATATGCAGTCAATCATTACCTGACTGACACTGATGCTTGGTTCCTTATGACTGACGTTCCTAACGGTCTAAAGCACTTTACCCGTTCAGCAATGGCTACATCTATGGATGCAGACTTTGACACTGGTAACAGCCGCTATAAAGCCCGTGAGCGTTATTCGTTCGGTGTTTCTGATCCATTGGGTATCTTTGGTTCAGCAGGCGCGTAACAAGTAATAACGTGTTTGACTAAGGGGGCTTCGGCCCCCTTTTTTATGTTTGACATAAAGTACTGTATAGTGATAGATTACTGTATATCGGGAAACAATCCGGTGAATCTGACAGACCCGACTGACGACATGTAGACAGATTTGCCTTAACTCACATGTGAGAACTCTATAATGGCTAATACAACTTTTAACGGCCCAGTCCGTTCACAAAATGGTTTTGAAGATATTTCAGTAGCTTCAGGCACTGGAATACAAACTACTAACTCTACTTATGGCAACAACGCTTCTATTGGCGGAACCCTTAAAGCTAAACGCTCTGTAGTAAAGACTTGGGAAGCCACAGCAGCAGTCTCAGATACTTTATCTATCGCTGATTCCGGTGCTATTGTTCTGATCCACGGAACCCTAGATAATGTTATTACTTTACCTGCTTCAGCTACTGCAACAGAAGGCGCGTATTTTGACTTCTTAGTAACTACCGCTGTAGGTTCTGGTAAAACAACGACTATTGCTATCCCTGCTTCAACAGGCAGTACTTTCTTGGCTCAAACGCAACTAGCAGCAGGTACTGCGGCTAACCCCGTTATTACAAACTCAGGTGATACGTTTACCTTTGTAGCTGGTTCAGGAATAGGGTCTAGGTGCCGTATTACTTGTATAACTGCGGTAACTAGTGGTAAGCAAGTATGGATGGCAACCTCTGTAGGCACGCCTATTTCCACAGTAGGTTAATTAAGGAGTAAGTTATGTCTTCTGATGTCCAATCGACATTTATAACCGCCGCCGCCGCAGATACTAATGGACTTTCTGTCGCTGCGGCAGTAGGTAATAACGCCGCGCTAGTGTTGGGCGGTGCTTTAGCTTCTGGTGGCGCTATTGTCTTTGACCAACCTAGGAATATAACTATTCTTAGCGCAGGTAATGATGCGGCTAAGTCTTTTACGGTAGTTGGTACAGATGAAACAGCTACAGCAGTTACAGAGTCTATAACTGGCGCTAACGCAGGTACTGCTACTGGAACTACACACTTCGCTACTATAGCCTCTATTACTGCGGTAGGTAATCCTGCGGGTAATGTAAGCGCAGGATCAGGCACATCTATTGCTGCTCCTATGTTTAGAGGCCGCATGAGACTAAAAGGTATTTACTGTGTTAATACAGGCACCGCAGGTACTACTACTTTCCGTGAGGAATCTGATAGCGGTGAGATACGTATGCAGTTTAACACGGTAGGTAGCGCAGACACCGCAGAGTATCCTGACATACCTGATGACGGTTTGTTATTTAGAGGTGGAGGTTATGTCCTATACACCCAGACGCAGCTATCTTCTATAACTGTGTTCTATGCGTAAATACTATAAAAAAGGCGGCGGAGTGGGCATGAAAGGTATGTCCATTGGTAGTGGCGATAAACGTCCTACCAAGTCTGGCGCAGGTATGACTGCTAAAGGTGTAGCTAAGTACAAACGTAATAACCCCGGAAGCAAGCTAAAGACGGCAGTTACCGAGGATAAACCAACTGGTAAGCGAGCGGGTAGGCGTAAATCCTACTGCGCTCGTTCTGCCGGACAAATGAAAAAGTTTCCTAAAGCGGCTAAAGACCCTAATTCAAGGTTGCGGCAAGCTAGGAAACGATGGAAATGTTAGGAGAATAACATGGGACTTCGTCCAACAGGAACTAAGGACTTAACAGAGTATGGCAAGCAACTCAAAAATAAAAAAACTAAAGGTGCCCCTAAAGTACCAACGGAAACAGAGTTTAATAAGCTAACTCCTAAACAACAGGAGGCGCGTAGAAGAGCCGCTAGTTTAAACAACATAACCCTCAGTCCCGAAGAAAAAGCTGCTAAGAAAGATATGGAGAATAAAGTGAAAAAACCAATGAAAAAAATGAATATGGGTGGCATGACTGCCCCTATGATGGGTGATCTTAAGTCTAAGAAACCTATGATGCCACCTAAGCGTAAACCTGCGCCTAGACCTATTGTTGATCCTATGGCTAAAGCTCCTGACCCTAGAATGAAAGACCCTAGAGCAAAAAGAGGCGCTATGCCTATGATGCAAGCAGGTGGCGATGTACCTGCATATAAGGCGGGTAGTAAGGTTCGTGGCTACGGCAAAGCTCGCGGCGGTAAAGCCTGCAAGATGCGATAATGCGTAGGTATTATAAGTCTGGCGGAAAGATATGTTCCAAGGGTAAATCGTGGGCTAAACGAACCTTTGATACATATCCTTCCGCGTACGCAAACATGGCAGCTTCAAAGTACTGCAAAGATCCCAACTATGCGAAGGGATCAAAAGGTAAGAAGTAATGGGCGACCTTAAAGATTGGGTAGATCAAGACTGGGTTAGAATTGGTACAGACGGTAAGATTAAAGGTAAATGTGGAACGTCTAAAGACAAAAAGAACCCAGATAGATGTCTACCTAGAAGCAAAGCACAATCACTTAGTAAAGGTGAAAGAGCAGCTACAGCTAAGAAAAAGAAACGTGCGGGATCAAAAGGAGAGACTGTAGTGAAGAATACAAAACCTGCCACTGTTAAGTTACGTAAGGGTGGCCTTGCTAGAGGTAAGCGGTCTATAGCTACAGGCTGTGGACAAGTAATGGAAAACAGACGAAAGAAAACACTTTACGTTTAAGGACATAAATTATGAAGGGTGTAAAACATTACAAAAGAGACGGTACTGAACATCAAGGTTCTAGCCACAAGATGGCTGACGGTACCCTACACACTAATAAGTCTCACACTAAGACAAGCGTAAAGCTATTTCACTTAAAAGATTTGTCAGTCAGAGCTAAAGCTAAGGCTAAAGGAAAGACTGTTAAGAAAAATCGGAGTAAGTAACAATGGCTACATCAAATACTACTGCGTTTGATATGGAGTTTACAGAGATCGCAGAAGAAGCGTTTGAACGCGCAGGCCGAGAAATGCGTTCTGGATACGATCTACGCACTGCTCGACGATCTATGAACCTACTTACTATAGAGTGGCAGAACCGTGGCATTAACATGTGGACGGTAGACAGCGGCACTATTGATCTAGTCAAAGGCCAGACTACTCCCTACGACCTTCCCGCCGACACCATAGATTTATTAGAACATCAAATACGCACAGGTAGTGGAAACACAGCCACTCAGTCCGATCTCACTATAAGTCGTATTAGTGTAAGTACGTACGCGTCTATCCCTAACAAGTTAACACAAGGAAGACCCATACAGCTTTATATAGAGCGTCTACGAGACGTACCTAAAGTTAACGTGTGGCCGATACCAGATAGTAATGACTACAAACTGTACTACTGGCGTATGCGCCGTATAGAAGACGCAGGTAGTGGTGTACAAACAGCCGATATGAACTTCAGGTTCTTCCCTTGCCTAGTAGCAGGACTAGCTTATTATATTGCTATGAAACTACCTGAAATGATAGATCGCGTACCCTTGCTAAAAGCAGTATATGATGAGCAGTTTGACCTAGCCGCAGGAGAAGATAGAGAGAAAACTTCCGCCCGCTTTGTACCACGTATGAGTTACTAGTAATGAGTAATAGGTTTGCTTCTACCAAGATAGCCATAGCAGATTGTGACATTTGTGGTTTTCAGTATAAACTACGAGAACTAAAAGATTTAATCGTAAAAGGTACAAATACACATTTAAAAGCGTGTAAAGAATGTTGGAATGCTGACCACCCACAGTTAAAGTTAGGTGAGTTTCCAGTAGATGACCCCCAAGCAATACGTGATCCTAGGCCAGATAGGAGTTTAGGAGAATCAGGGGGCAGTAGTAGTAGAGATATTTATTGGGGTTGGAACCCTGTAGGTGGCGGTAATAGCCCCTATGATCTGACTCCTAACACCCTACAAGCCGTCGGCAGTGTAGGACAAGTAACAGTAACGACTACGTAGGAGATACATTATGGCCCTTAAAGGTAAGCAGTCTAAGATGGACAAAAACAAAGATGGCAAGATTTCTGGTGCTGACTTCAAGATGATGAA